ATCCTTGACATCTCAAACAGATGCACAAGAATCAAACAATACTAGTTCTCCTGTTGTTTATTACCCAGTTGATACTGGTGTTGATTTCAATTATGCAGGGACTGGTGCAACTTTGACCACAGCACGTGGTATGTTCTATCCATATATTGATACAAGTGTAACTTGGACAACTTCCTCTGGAGATTTTGGAACCTATGCTAATGGTGCTAGTGTTAATATTGATCTTGGTTTATCAGGACAAACATTTGCATCTGAACCAACCTTTGAGGCATATACTCTAAGTGGAGATGCAATAGGTGCATCTGGATTAACTTTTGATACTGCGACAGGTAACTTGTCTGGAACCGTTACATCTGATTATCTTGATACAACATTCAACTTTACTGTTACTGAAAATGTAACTCAAAACGCACAGGCATATTCATTTACAACAACTGGAACTGGTGTTCTAATTACTGTTACAGGACAACCATCAAACGGTAGTATAGAAGCAGGATCTGGTGGAACAGTCTCCTTCGGACCTGTATCAGGTATTAGTTCTGATGGATCTACAATCTTATTCCAATGGGAGTTCTCAGTTAATGGTGGTGTAGGTTGGGCGACAGTATCTAACGGTGGTGGATATAGTGGAGCAACTACAAATACCTTAGTTGTAGACGATGACTATGCTAAGAACACTTATCAATATCGTTGTAAATTAGAGACTAGCACTTCTGTTGCACCTGGTTATACAAACGCAGTAACACTTACAGTATTCAGAGTTATCAGTGTCACCACACAACCAGTTAATTCTCAACCCATTGCTCCTGCTGCAGGAACATTTACTGCAATTGGTTCTACATTAGATGGTGCTACCATTTCATATCAATGGCAAAAATCTGAGAATGGTGATGGTGTTACCTATAGTGATATAAGTGGTGCTAACACTACAAGTTATACAACTCCAGCTACGACTTATGATGATGACTACGGTGATTTTTACCAGTGTAAATTAAATGCAGTGGGTGCAAGTGAAGTTATCTCATCTGCTGCTAGACTGTTTGTACAAAGAACAATCAATATTACGTCACAACCAACAAACATAACTGGTGCTGTTGGTGGAACAGTATCATTTGGTGTTGCTGCTACTACATCTGATAATGATGCAGGAGATATTACATTCCAATGGCAAGTATCAATTACAAACGGATCGTCATGGTCTGATGTATCTGAAGGAACTGGTGGTACAACAGCAACTTATACAACACCTACATTAACTACAGCGTATGATACTTATCAATATCGTTGTTTATTATCCGCAGCTGGAGCAACTACTACGCCATCTAATGCTGCTACTTTACAAGTAGAGACAGTAGCAGTTGTTGTATCATCTCAACCATCTGATGCAACAGTTGATGAAGGACAGACTGCAACATTTACCACATTGGGTGGAGTAACAATGTCACCTTTTGGTGGTAACGCAGCATCATCTTCATTCGAGGTAGATCAATTTGATACTCCTAGTGGTGGAGGAGGTGGTGGTCTTGAGGGATTCTCTCAACATGAACCTAGTGTTACTTACCAGTGGGAAAAATCAGATGATGGTGGTGGTAGTTGGAATCCTATCAGTGCTGCAACAAACCCATCTTACACTACAGGACTTACAACATATGCTGATGATCACAATGACCAATATCGTTGTGTGATCTCTGCTGTTGGTGCACCGTCTGATGCAATAACAAATGCAGTAACACTTACTGTTCTAAGAACATTCTCTATTAATGTTCAACCAGTAAACGCAACTGCAAATGAAGGTGCTACTGCAAGTTTCACAGTAGGAACAACTACAAGTAGTGGAACAGCAACATATCAATGGGAAAGATCTGATGATGGTGGTGTAAACTACAGTCCTGTAGGTGGTGCAACAAGTGCAACGTATACTACACCAACTCTAGTATTTGCTAATGATAATGCAGATCGTTACAGAGCAGTCGCTTCTCTTGTCGGTGCTGCAGCAAGTATTACATCTACACATGGAGAACTTACAGTTTTACGTGTCATAACAATTGACACACAACCAAATTCTACTGCAGTCATTGAAGGTGGTACAGCAACATTTACTATTGTTGCTTCTATAACAAGTGATATTATAACCTATCAATGGCAGATATCCACTGATGGTGGTCTTAACTGGAGTAATATAAACAGTGCGAATGGAACATCATACACCACACCCAATACTGTATTCCCAACAACTCCATCAGAACAATTCCGTTGTGTCTTAACTAATAGCAATGCAACTACAGTAACATCTAATGCTGCAACATTGACTGTTAATGAGTCAGAATTTACATCACCTCCTGCTAGTGTTACACCAGTTGTTGACCCAGATACAAATAGAACATTCTCTAGACAACCTATTATCAATACTGCACCATTTGTTGTTGAGTATCAGAACCAGACACACTTCTCTAGTTTCTGGAGAATCAGAAGAGTTGCAGACAACGTTACTGTTTACGATACTATTCAGTCATTTGCAAGTGGTGACACTGGTAATTTAACCTCATTGACTGTTCCATCTGCAACACTAGACTTTGATACTGCATACGCAGTTCAAGTTAAGTTTAGAGATAATAATGGATTAGAGAGTGCATACTCTGCTGCAGTCAATTTTACAACACCTCTAGTTGATCAACCAGAGATACAAACAATTGTTCCTGCATTTAATCCAACAATCAATGTTGATGCTATTGCAATGAAAGCAGGATATCAACACACCTCTAGTGATTGGCAGTTCTCTCCTGCAAATACATTTGCAACTATTGTTCACCAATCCCTTGGTAACTCAACAAACTTAAATTCTTACACATTACCAGGTGCTGTAAATTTAGCATCTAATACTACATACTATGTAAGAATTAGATTTAATATCAATCCTACCTAACATGGCAACTCCATCAAGCAGACAAGGACTTATAGATTATGCACTACGTCAAAATGGTGCACCAGTCCTAGAAATAAACATAGAGGATGATCAAATAGATGATCTAGTGGATGATGCTATCCAGTTTTATAATGAGAGACATATGGATGGTTACATTAGAACTCATCTAAAAGTTAAGTATGATCAGTTGATGTTAGACGATATGACAACAGATACTGATACAACTGTTTCTCAAGGAACATCTTCTGGACAAACTCTTACATTTAAAGAACAGAACAACTATATTAAAATGCCACCATACGTAACAACTGTGGTTAAGGTATTTGATTTTGTATCTAAGAATGTCACAAACTTATTTGACGTTAGGTATCAATGGAGATTAAATGACCTTTGGGATCTTACACAAACAGAGATTCTTACATATGAAATGGTCAATAGAAGATTGGAAGATATCTACTATCTGTTAGAAGGACAGAAACAGATTAGATATCAAATGCGTGGTGATAGATTATATCTTGATCTAGATTTTAAAACTGACGTTCCTGCAGATCAGTTTATAGTTTTAGAATGTTATCGTGCAATTGATCCTAATTCATTTACTGATGTATACAATGACATTTGGTTGAAGAGATATGTATCTGCACTTATACAAAGACAGTGGGGTGCTAACTTAATTAAATTCCAAGGAACACAGTTGCCAGGTGGAATTACAATGAACGGTGAGTTTATATACAATGAAGGAAAAGCAAAGGTAGAAAAACTAGAAGAAGAAATGTTACTACAGTATGAGACACCACCACTAGACATGATTGGATAATGGCAAGAACCACTTACTTTACACACGGTACTAGGAACGAACAGTTTCTATTACAGAACCTTGTAGAAGAACATCTCAAAATGTTTGGGATGGATATTTTATATTGCCCTAGAGAGATAATGCACAAGGACGGTGTATTCAATGAGGAAGTAATTGGTGAGTTTAATGATGCATATATTATAGAAGCATACATGGAAAACTTTGATGGTTTCCAAGGTGGTGGAGATTTGTTAACAAAGTTTGGTGTAGCACAAACTGATGAGATAACTATGGTTATATCTCAGCAAAGATTCTCGGATCTTATATCACAATTCCTTCTACTTGATAAAGATTAT